CACTTGCATCCCTTAGGCAACTTAGACAGATTTGGCCGTAAACGGCCATCTCTAACTTTGTGTTTGTTTGCGGTCAGCTTGTAAAGCTACAAGCTACAAGTCCAGTGACTGGACCTGCTGACCCCTACTACATAGCTTCCCCCTTTGCGAACAGAGCGGATACGGGCCTCAAAGGCCCCACCTGCTTCATTTGCCGAGGTAGACGGATTTTTCATCCACGTGGAAAAGCGCAGCGCATCATCTCTTTTTTCTTTGCTTGGGTAAATGTACCTGAGAAAGTTGAATCGATGAGTGCCGTGCTTACCTATATATATCGGCGAAGCCGACACATTGTAGGTCTTGAATAGGCGACGAATGTCTCCGTTATCAAGAATACCACTATCTTCTGGGAAGTCGGACGGAACAACCTTGACGGGTATCCCGTGCTGGTACAAAAGGCCAAACAGATAGGACATGGCGGATCGCCCATACAAATAGTCTCGTTCCCCAAAATACGTAATGTACTTTGGGACTAGCTTATTTATACAGGTGTAAACCCACGGTTCCAAGCTGCTAAGCCTAGTTGACACAGCTCCTTTCACGTGAAAGGGCCGAACGTCGTATCCCTGGAGGTAGTCACCCCCACAGGATTCTCTAAAACCCTCATCTTCATCGCGATAAAAAGATTTCTCTTTATTTACAATGAAGCCAACACTTTCACAAACCTCAATAAACCGAGGAGCGTTAACCGTTGGAAGTATGCAATCGTCCCCAAATACCGAAACCTTCTTCATATCTTCCCAACGTGGGAAGAGAGAATTAGTGCCGGATGATTCAAGTAAAACTGCATGCGCTAGGGAGAAAAAGACGATAGTTTCAAGCGGAAAAGTAACCGCATTGCCCATTGTACTGATAATGTCGAGATCCACAACATCGCCTTGAATGGCAATAGTTGGTGACCGGCACATATCAATAGCTCCGAACCAATCAGGCGGCAAAAGCCACTTCATGAAATCGTAGCTTACACAATCCGACGCAGAGGAAAAATCAATTGTCGCATTTAACGACGTAATGCTTGATTCTCTTGCGAGTTGTTTGTGTAATTCGGGTAAAACTTCGACATCCAAACCGATGATTTTCATACGATCGTACATCATCGCCATCAAACCTTGCTGAAAAAACATATTCAGTGTCGGCTCTATAGCGATCATCCGATCAATAGAGTCATCTTTTGGGACAGTAGTAGCCTTAGATCCTTCTACAACATTATACATTTCCCGTTTGGGGGATGCCGGCAGACAATTGAAATCGTCAATGGCAGACTTTAACCGTGGGTCAAAATCTAAGTACATGTTCCAAAAGGGTATAACCCGTTCCGTACAAGAGAGTGGATAAGTAAACTTCGCTTCTAGCGAAGTGTCCTTAAATGACACGCCTATGGAAGAACCTTTTGAGTTCCGACAAGCGTTAAACCATTCTTCTGTTTGGAAAGGAGTGAGAAGCTGTCTTGCGACAGCCCGGGCTCTTAGCAGGACGCTTCGAGAACGGCACATAGTTGATAA